CCGCGGGCGCGTCGACCGGGCATGCACGCGACCGCATGCGGATAGCAGAGCGCCCGACTACCGGGGTCGGTAGTCGGGCGCTAGTGGGTCGGCGCAGTGTGTAGTTAGTCGCGACCGTATCGCGTATCCCCGTGCGCGTTCACGTACCCGCTACCGGTATCGGGATCCACCCATAGGCAGTACCGGCCGGGATAGTCGGATCCGTCTTCGGTGGCGCAGTAGGGCATGACGACGACGGCGTCGTGTTCGGCCGCTCGGTTGTAGTGGATTTCGGTTGCGGTAGCGCCGGCGATTATGCCGGCGGTGAGTACGGGCAGGATTAGCGTTGTTCGTTTCATAGGCCAGACAGTATCACGACTTGACACGGTAGGCCAATGTGGTAGGTTCTCTGTTATGACTACCGAATACGCCCGCCATATGAACGCCGCTACCGACTTCCTTACCGATGCCATTGCCGCCCCTAGTGGGCAACGCTATTCCGCCGCATATGGGCACGCCGCTCTAGCAGAGCGTGCGGCGTGGACGTCCGCCGAACGTGGGCGCGCCGGCGTGCTATTGGCCGCTATAGAGGCGGCCGGCGCCAAACAGGGCTACCGATTCAACTAGCGGCGTAGTGCTTCGGGCGCCGGTATTCCGGCGCCCGTTGTTCTACCGCCGGTAGATCACTTGACAATGTAACGATTGGAGAATCATGACAACCGCACTAACCATCCTGCCCGCCGATACCGCGACCTACCCGCGCGGTCTGACACGGCCCGAACTTATCCTTCGGCGCGACGACTTCGGCGCCGCGGTCGTCGTCGGCATGACGCAAGCAACGCGCGCCGACCGGGCGGCCGTTAAGGCGGCCCGCGACCTACAGGCAGAATTGCGCGGCCGTGTCGGATACGCCGCGAAGCCGGCGCGGATACTCACGGATGGCGCCGCACAAAACAAATTGTCGAAAAATAAGTTGCCATCGTTCGGCATGATGTTAACGCCCGAGCGGGGTCTCATGCGTGAGACGTTGCGGGCCGCTCGGGAAGTATTCAACCTTACCGGCGCCTTTAATGTCTGCCCGTTGGCGTCGCTTGGTTGCGCCGCGGCGTGCCTAGTGTTCTCCGGACAGTCGGGGATGCCCACGGCGCAACGCGCGCAAGCGATACGGACTATGTTTCTGCTAGCGCACCCTTACGCCGCGGGATTGATTATCGGCGCCGAGATCCGCGCGGCGTTGCGCCGGCACGGCCGGATTAACCTACGCATGAACACGACGTCTGATATCCGTTGGGAACTAGTCGCGCCGGACATGATTGCGGCGTTAGCGGCCGCCGGCGTGCAACTTTACGATTACACCGCGTGGCGGCCGGCCGACCGCGCGCCATCGGCCGATTATCACTTGACATATTCGGCTAAAGAGTCGGCGCATACGTCTGACGACTATCTGACTGCGATTCTCGCGTCGGGCAACAACGTCGCGGTGCCATTCGATACGCCGCGCGGTGTCGCACTGCCCGCAACGTGGCACGGCTACCCGGTAATCGATGGGGACCTCTCCGATGAACGGCGCAACGACCCGCGCGGGGTCGTCGTCGGGTTGCGCGCTAAAGGGCACTTATGGAAACGACCGGGCGGCAACGCGGCCGGGTTTATCCGTTCGGCCAACGTCGCAACCTAGCCGTGTTTATCGGCGCCAGGGCCGTTGTCCTGGCGCCGGTATGCGGCGGCTAGTCGCAAACCAAACAACCTGAGAGGACATCATGAGCGACCTGTTTTATGAGCTTCACGACGACGTGTTCGGCCGGAATATCGGCACTGTCAAGTTGACACAGTGCGACGGCTACGTCACATATCCGACGCCGGCGGGCGCCGAGCGTTGCCCGTGCATGGTCTTCGCGAAGTGTGATGCGGCCGCGGTGACTACGGTGTCTAATCCGGCGCTGGGCGACGTGCCGGCGTGCCAGCGTTGCGCCGACTGGTCGGTAGCGTGATGCGGGCGCCTAGCGCCGTCGTGGGCGCCGTTCTGGCCATCGTAGCTACGGTCACCCTGTCGGCGCCGATAGCGTCCGCTAGCGGCCCTACTGAGGACAGCCCGCAATGGGATTGCCGGATACATGGGAACCGTGTTTGCGGCCCCGGTAACGGCCAGAACGTACCGGCCGGCGACTACTCGACACGCTGGCTGGATTACAGCGACGACTTCGGCGCCTAGCGTTGCTTGCCGGTTACCGGGGATACGTTCCCGGTAACCGGCATGCGGAACTAGCCGCAACCTATGAGAGGACTAGCACGATGGCAACGCTTAAATTCCGGCGCCAGGTACGATTACGCAGGAGACGGTGAGACGGTGATCGGCTACACCTATTCCTGCTACAAGAATCAGCATGACGTGGTCGATGGGCCAGATGAGCCGCTGACAACGGATGGCGGCACCGACTTGGCTGAGTTTCCCGCAGACATGCGGCTCTTGGCGAGCCGGCCGTACAACACGCGGCGCTGACCGCATTTTCTAGTAAAAACCAAGAAGGGAAACTGATCCAAAATGAAGGTTAAAGTCAGCTACACCATCGACATCGACGCCGACGCTTGGGCCAACGAATTCGGCCTCGACAAAAGCGAAGTGCGCGCTGACGTGCAGCAGTACCTCGCTAGGGCTGGACACGACCACGTTATGTACAACCTGGAACTCAGCGCAGGGCCAAAGCTCTAAAGCGTGCCGTACTTGCGCCATGCCCCTCTGGAATCTCTGAATCGATGGAAAGGCTTGAGACGATGACGACGACGTTGCCGCCGCAGTGTTGGTGCGGCCACTACCAAGAAGAGCATACGGCCCGTAAGCGCCGGGAATCGGAAAGGCTTGAACTCCCGGTGCCGTGTGAAAGCTTTGAGTTGTGGAGGTATGACCAGTGAAGGATCGGCCGGCGTTGACCCTCGCCGTCATCGAAGGCTTGAAGGCACAAGGCTTGAATCAATCTGAGATCGCTGAACTGTTTGGGGTGACTAGGCAGGCTGTTTCGTGGCATGTTCGCACTTACGGTGGGAGTCTCACGCCGAGGCAGAAGGCTTTGGAGTCGTGGCCGTGGATTGTGCCGACGCGGTTTAATCAGCAGTCGGTTTTTCGGCGGCTTCGGGATCACGGTGAGTTTTGGGCCACGAAGGGTGAAGGGATGGACTTCGTGAAGCTCAACTTACTGCGCGGGTTTTATCAGAAGCTTGAGGATCGGGTGGTGGAGTTTGATCCTGCGTTGCCGCCGTCTGAGGGGATTTCTGAGGGTGGGTTCGCGTATCGGGAGAGGCTTGAGTCGGATGGGGATTTGTTGATCCGCGTCAACCAGCACACTCATTTGAGCGATGAGGGTAGGAAGATTTGGCGTCTACCCGATGTGTTGCCCGATCCGTTGGCCGGCAAGGTTTGATAGTTCGCGGTTGACGGCGTTTTGCCACACGGCATCAGCCGGGGTGCAGTACAAGCGTTGGTAGCGGAAGCACCGGCATTCAGGATGGTGCCGGTGTTTTCGTGATTCTTGTAAAGCTTTGAGTGCTGCGACCTGAGGGGTTTCGTGGCTTCCGGTGTCGACGCTTTGAGGTTTGGTTTGTTGGGCCGCCATTGCCACGGTGTCCCCTTCAGGTGCAGGTATAAGAAAACCCCGCACACCAGGGGGGTGGTGTCGGGGCTTTGGGCACAATTGTGCCACGCCAAAGACCTTAGCAGTTTTGTGTGCGATTTGGTAGAGGTTTGGGATAATTTTTTTATTCGAGAACATTGGCTGGTAGAAAGCCTAGTTGTTTCGATAAAGCTATGAATTGATCGGGCGCCCAAAAGGTGTTGCACGCTTGGCATGTGCAGCCCGTCTGGGCCATGATTTTGAGTACTGGCCGGCGCACCATGTCTCCACCGGAGTCTTTAGTTTTGATGTTTTGCTGACCGCACGCGGGGCATGGTGCGGCGATGTGTTTGGAGCCTTTGGGGTCGAGTAAGCCTTGGATGTTGTCGCACCATTGGTTGACGGTGCCGGCGATCTTGTGGACGTGGTCGGTGTCTTGTGGCCGCCACTGGTGAGCCTGAAGGATTTCGAGGCGTTGGGGTGTGGTGCCGCGTTTTGGTACCCATTTATACGTTTGTGCGTCCATGCGGGTGATGAGGTCGGCGGCGTCGATCCAGAGGGGTGGCATGGATTTGGGTGGTGCGTGGCCGTCGCCTTGGGTGCCTGCGAGGTCTTCGGTGAGGGATTGGTAGAGGCTGGGTTGGTAGAGGGTGGTGGTGCCGTGGATGGCGGGTCTGGGTGCGGTGAGCCGGGTGATGGAGTGGGTGAGTTTTTGTCGGGCTG